ATGGCTGAAGAAAAACCAAAGGAGGATAGCAAGGTATTGGTGCGTCGGTATCTTATGATCGACATCATCCACGGCTTAACCTTTATCGCCATCGTCCTTGGTGCGTTGTGTTGGACGATCATCTTGGTCGAGGGAATACGCCTTGCCCCTGAATACGGGTTTATCATCAAGGATAACTTTATCCATGCGGCGGGGGCGTTGTTCGTCGTGATCTTTCTGGTCATGTTCCCCCTCAACTATTACCTGAGGCGATGCGACTATTATTTCCATGAGATGAAACTTGAGGTCTGGAGGAAACACTGATGAACGTCTATGACTGGAGGATGCTGATGATCAGTAGCCTTGTCTTCGGGCTGACGGTCACGGGGACGGTCTGGGGGTTCTTCCTCTATGATTTCATCCCCTATGACCTTGCCAGTGTCCTCACGGGGATGTTCAGCGGATGCTCAGTAATGTTCTCATTCATCTGTTACCTGAAGATACGGGACATCAAACATTTTTATGAAGAGGAGGAAGAGAACGATGACGGAGTCGATCACACGTTCAGGTAGGTATTCCGTCATTGAATACCGCAACCAGAAAGACTTCCGATACGGGAGTTTTGAGGTCTACGTCAAGCCCAACGAACTCATTATCAGCGGGGTGCTGAAGACGGGTCAGCGTAGCCGCTACCTGAGAGTGGTCAAGAATGGATGATTTCTGGTCGATGATCATGCGGGGTCTTGTCCAATATAATCCCCTTGGGGGACGATATGTCTGGCATAACGATGAGCCAAAATATATCCAGAAGAAAAAACAGGGAATTGTGTTCTCCCATGAGCAAGAGCCTCAGCGTAAACTGGACATGGTGAAGACTGTGACCCTGTTGCATCGTAAGATAGCCCCTCTGGGAAGGCATTCAAGAAAGATATGGGAGACATGGTATCTGGTGATCTAAATGGTAAAGGCGATAAATACTGTCACGGGAATCTACGGATGGAAAGGGGCGGGTAAGACCGTTGTCCAGACCCTTATGCTCTACCTTGAGCATCTGACGAAGAAAAAGCCTGTCATCTACTGTAACCTTGCGTTGAGTTTTCCCTTTAAATGGTTGCATGGCGATGACATCGTTGAGATCGCTGAGCATCTCCAGAACAGTGCCATAGGCATCGACGAACTGCATGAGTATGCTGACTGTCGGAACAGCGGAAGTGTCCAGAACAGGCGGGTTGCGGACTTCTTTCTGCAAAGTAGGCATACCAATGCGAACGTCTACTACACGACCCAGTATAAAGATCAGGTTGACAAGCGTATCCGCCGTATCACCGATGTCGATATTGTCTGTGAGAACTTGGGCATCGACAGCGACGGCGACGGGCATGATGATCTGTTCCGTTTGACGATCAAGGACAGGCGTCAAATAGACAGCCCTGTCCTGACAAAAGTGATATGCGGCACTCCTGTCTTCGATATGTATGATTCAACAGAGAGGATTAACCCGTTTGAAATGAAAAGGAGGAAAAAATGATGAGGAGGATTAAGCAACTGGAGGAGGATACGAAGATAGCGGTGACGTATGTTGCCTACTGCATCTACCTGATCTCATCGGTTGTTGTCTTCTTTGCATCACTGACAGGGGCGATGGGGGCGTTGATCGGCTTTATGATGTTCTTTGTCTCATCGGTCGGCATCGTCCTGTGCCTGAGCATCCTGTGGAAACACCGTGAGCGACTTCGTGAACTGGAGATCATCCTCCCGACCAAGGTTCAGAGGAAGATCAACAAAAAACGCCGCAAACGGGAACATGAGGAGGATGATATCTTTGGATGAGTTCGTCCGTGATGTCAGAAAACTCCTTGGATGGCTCAAGGGTCGCAAGGGTAAAGGAAAATCACACCCAAAGGTGAGCAAGGTAGGCAAGTGGTTCAAAAAAGAACTTTTCAAATAAACAATAATTTTTCCGTCCACGCTTTTTATTATAAAAAGGGCGGTGCGTGAACTATATAAATAAAAAAGACATTCATACTGGTAGGTGAAATAAGAGATCATGAGGAGATTTATAATATTTTCTTCAGTGTTAGTGTTACTCTTATCCCTTTTTTGTCTACCCGCTATGGCAACCATGACTCCGTCAAGCCCAGACCCCGCTGATAATGCGGAAACCGTCTGGATAAGCGATGACACATGGTCGGTTGTGCTGACAAGCGATAACCAGACATATTTTAATGGAACGATAACCTGTGTCCAGACCGCTGATGTGCTAACGATCACCAGTGGGGTGAACGGGACGCACACGCTTACATTTGCCGCCGCCAATATCCCCCTTGCTGAACTTACTACCCATCAGATATGGGTGAATGTGAGCGATGGGACTGGCGACTGGGATGAATGGGTAAACACCAGTTACAACTTCACTACTGGGACAGCACGGGCAAGAGATAACCCCGCCATAACTGAAGACAGCGGAAACCTTGCACTTGTCGTCATGCTCGGTGTTGTGACCGTATTGGTCATCGCCGTAGCCGCCATGAGAATGATAGATGGCAAAGCCGACATCAAGGAACTGCTTGGGATGGTAGTGATAGTGATCATACTGGTCGCTGTGATGGGTTTCATCTGAAGAAAACGTATCCATGTAATGACCCTACGGGGTTTTACTTTATGAGGAATTATCATGTCAAAAAGTGAGAGAAATAATTTCACGGGAAATGATGAGAGTTTCGACGACCTCTGGAAGAGAGGCAAAGAGGAAGAGAAAGAACGCAAACGCCAAGAGAAAGAGGCACAGCGTGAACAGGAAAAAGAACGCCTCCTTGCCGAACAGGCTCGTCTCAAAGAGGAAAAGCAACGCCGCCTTGAAGACCAACGCATCAGGGCGGAACAGCGTCAACTCAAAGAGGACATCAAACAGATGAAACGTGAACAGTCCCCTTATTACAAGGCGGGACGGGGTGCTGTCTCCTTTGGAAAGGGCGTCGCTAAGGCTGTCAGGGAATCCCAGAAACCGCCTCCAAGGAAACGGAGGAAGACGACCAAGAAAAAGACGACCAAGAGACCCGTAAAGCGTTCATCTCCTAAGACTAAATATGTGATCATCAACGGTAAGGCTTACCCAGTAGGGGGGTCTTCCAAGTCAACAAAAAAGAGATCATCGAAGAAACGGTCATCTCCCAAGAAGAAAAGTTATTATTGTCGCAAATGCAAAGTGCGGCACAGCGTCTCCAGTAAGATAGGGAGACGTCACCGCTAAATTGGATTTCTTTGCTTTCCTGACGTCCGAACCCGAACTGCGGAGGGTCGCCTCCTCTCCTCGTCCTTCCATGTTTCATGCCGACCTTCCGCTAAGTTCTCTCCTATTATAGGGAATGGTATCCATGTCAGCGAGTATCTTTCTTTTATCATAGATAGACCTGATGCTCTTTTTTCGTATGTCCATGCTGACGTAGTTGCCATGTCGTCGGAGGGATGTTTTTGTTGTATTGAACTGAGGCTCGGTCTCAAAGGCGAACTTGCTGACGTCACAGCCGAAGATCGCATCAATGAAATGCTGTTCGTTGAGTTTCTCCTTGAACACGTTCGGAAAGCCTTTTGCCTTGACCTTATGTGTCCCGTTGTTCTTGATATAATATGTTTTTGGCAATAAAAAATAGCCGCACTCAAAATCGTATTCTTTTTTCATCTCCCCCAGTTTCGTGCCAGTGGGAATGGTGACATCGGTGAACACACTGTCCGTGTCGCAATAGGCAAGGACGCCGTCCCTGTCAAGGATGCGTTCCATGTGCTTGTATAATTCCAGTTGTGCAAGGGCTGTTACCTGTATGGATATCTGGGGGATGAAATGATGTCCCTTAGCCTCTGATTTTATCCTGATGATGCTGTTGTCTAAATCCACATAGTCGATCATGTCCTCGGGGATTTCCTCATCAGGGGCGAGTTTCCTCACCATTTCTGTGTCCTGACGCTGAGCAAACTTCCCATACAGGCTATTTAATAAAAGTTTGGCAATTAAATACTGGGGTGTGTCAGGTTTCGATCGCAATTTCAGGGCAAAGAATTTATCGACATAGTTGCGGAAGATCGGGGCGGTATCAAACTGAAAATGCTTGACTGGCTTGATCGTGTATCCCATCTCCTTTGCCTTGATCAACTGGGTGTCATGCCAGAACCCATGAAAGCGACCAAGGGGAAAATACAGTTTGCTGTCCAACTTGATCGGGAGGACAGGGACATACAGGTCTTTGGGGGCTATCACGTTGCACTCAGTAATCCCTGTTCCGTCCCTGTAACAGTTCGATGAGGGATAGGTATTGATCTTTGGTTCTGAGATCGGGTAGTCAAAGTTCTTCATGACATACGGATACAGGCTGTTCACATCATAACAATGATATTTATCCCCGTTGTCAGGGAGATACATTCGGAATATTTCCGTGCGTCCCCCGAAATATGCCTTTTTCATTTCCGAGTTCATCTTGCGACTGGACATGGGAATATCCTGATCAAGACAGGACTTCCGAAAGGTGTTCATCCCTGTCGATGCAAGGGTAAGACCAACTGTCCCCCCGCTTTCCTTGATCACACCGTTAAAGTTCATGAGAACCTCATACAACCCAAGACAGTCGTTCTTCAAGTATTCCCTGAACTTGGGGTCTTTTCGTTTATACATCTGGTAAAGTTCCTCATAATCCCCATCAAAGGTCTCAGCGAGTTTCTGGTGCATCACCTTAAAATTCTTTGTCAGTTTATCAAGAGAATAGGGTAACAGCAACAGGCTATCCACAAAGTTCACCCTGTTCTTTTTCATCTGGGGGAACTTCATCGTGAGTTTCATCACCCGACTCCCCTGATACATCCATCGGAGGGCAAGATCATATTTCTTCAGGACATCAAGGAGGAACGCAAAATCAAACTTGCCCCCGTTATGTGCATAGATAACCATCCCCCTGTATTTCATGGGATGGGCAAGGAGATGGTTCAAAAAATCGGATATACAAGAGTCACCAAAAAACTCATGATACTGTCCATCGTAGAACCCGACGGCATACGGCTCAGTCCAGTTCCGTGTCTCAATATCAAAAACAGCAAATTTTCTATTCTGGTATTTTCCTTTTAGCGGCTTGAGGTATTTAGCCGCCAT